TACAGACAATAGAATCTTAGAGAGGGCAGAGAGTGTTACAGGATCCTATGATGCGTTTGTAAATCATGCTCAAGAATGGGGTCAGAGTAATAACTGGAAAAAGGGTTGGAAGGATCATATTAATGCTGAGATGGAAATAAAAGATTTAAAAAGAAAACTTTATCGTGCTGTTGCCAATGTTAACATTCTTGAGGGTATCCGTTTTTATGTATCTTTTGCTTGTAGTTTTGCTTTTGGCGAACTCAAGTGCATGGAAGGAAGTGCAAAGATTATTTCACTCATCGCAAGAGACGAAAATCAACATCTTGCAATCACACAGAATATCTTAAATAACTGGAGAAAAGGTGATGATCCAGAAATGGTTAATATTGTAAAAGAAGAAGAACCTTGGATAATCAAAGAATTTGAAAAGTGTGTTGATGAAGAAAAGAGATGGGCAGAATACTTATTTAAAGATGGATCTATGATTGGATTGAACGATAAATTACTTCATCGTTATGTTGAATGGATTTGTAATCGTAGAATGAGATCAATCGGACTTAAACCAATTTATGACGTACCTGCAAAAAATAATCCACTTCCTTGGACAGAGCATTGGATCTCTTCTAAGGGTCTTCAAGTGGCACCCCAAGAAACAGAAGTCGAATCCTATATCGTTGGTGGAATCAAACAAGACGTTAAAAAAGACACCTTCTCAGGATTTAAATTATAGTTTAGAGGATTGTATTAAGGCATATGAAGAAGAACCCTGTGATAATTGGGATGATTTTGCGGGTGGATAAATATAGGAAATAATAAATGATTAATTCAGCATGGAAGGTGATTATGAAAATCCCTGGTACTACAAAGGTACAGCTTTCACTTCTGACGATATTGGCGATTTCTTCGGTTACGTCTACCTCATTACTAATAAGACAACAGGTAAAAAATACATCGGTAGAAAATACTTCGTGCAGAAGAGAAAACCAAAAGGAGGAAAACGACGTATTACTTCTGAGTCTGATTGGAAGAAATATTATGGATCCTCTCCCGAACTCAAATCCGACATATCCACCTATGGAAAGGAAAATTTTTCCAGAGAGATATTGTCACTTCATACCACTTTGGGAAAGGTCAACTATGAAGAGACCAGACAGTTGTTCTTAAATAATGTTTTGACTGAATCTCTTGACGATGGGACACCAATGTACTATAATAGCAACATCCTAGGTCGTTACATGAAAAAAGATTATGGTAACTTTGCAAGAAACATTAAATCAGACTTATGAATGGTCTTTAGATAGAATTAAAAAACTAAATGATCAGAATATGTCTGAAGATGCAGATGCACTACGATCTGAGTTTAGAGATTGGTTAGATAGAGATTCTGAGAGTGATGTATTATCCTTAGAGTACATAGAAGATTTCCATGAAGGAGATACAATTATAGAAATTTAAATTATATATAGATTGTAATGTTAATAATGTAAGATCATGTTTTCCTTTTTACTACCATTTGCTACAAAGATCATTTCAGACGCAGTAGCAAAGATTCCAGAAAACGAAGAACTGGGAGAAAAATTAATCGAGATTTGTCTTATCATTCTCAAAAAAGCAGTTAAGTTGACAAAAACTGATATGGATGATAAACTATTAGAGAAAGTAGAATCTGCTATTAAAGCAAGGTAAATTATGGTACAAAAAATTGTAAATGGGATCGCTATTGCGAGTGGAGTTGTTTCTCTCACAGTAGTAGGTCTTGGTGGATACGTATTCATTCGTAAGGATGCGATCATAGAATCTGTTAAAGAGAAAGCACTCGAAGCAGTTACTGGATCTCTTGGAGGTCTTGGTGGAGATGCTCTTCCAGAAATTGATGCACCTTCTGCACCATCACCTACAGAACCCGTACTACCACTAGGTTTTTAAATAAAGACGCATTATATAAAATTGAGAATACTATATATAAATAGTCTCTCAATTTTGTGTCATGCCAGAAGAAGTTAAAAAAGAAGAAGTAAAAGCAAAAGAACCTAAAAAAGGTCCTCTTGCAAAAATAAAAGAATTATCCGAGGATAAAGAGGAGCAGATGGAAATCTTCTCAACTTTTGTCAGGCTCGGAATTTTGATTTGGAGCGGAGGAATATTAACATTAAATTATGTTTCTATCCCAAATTTCCCTCAAAAAAATATTGACCCAACTTTCATAGCTTCGGTTTTCACAGGGGTTTTAGCTAGCTTTGGCATCCAGACAGCGAAGAGCAAAGACAAAGGAAACGGTAAATCAGCACCAGGTGCAGTGTCTAAAGCAGATATGGAAAAGTTGATTGAGAGAGCAACACAGACCGCACCTGCTCAAACGATAAGAATTGAACAAGCACCAATGGTACTTGCACCAACTCCAACTTCAACCCCACCTAAGAATAAAGCATAGTGGATAAGAAAAGTGTTTTTATATTGGGATTAGGAACTGTTCTTGGTATTTCTCATATCGGTATGATTGGTTTAATATCAAATAATTCCTCATTTCCTAAATTCGATTTGCCTATAGGACAGTATACAGCATACAGAATAGAGGCAGATAAAAATGGATATAAAATTGATTACAGAGCACATGATCCTAGGATAGTAACAACTACAGAGCAACTCAGTAGACCTGCAGGTTTCCTAGGATTAGGTAAGAAGAACGTAGATATTCATAGACAAAATGTAGTAGGAGAGACTACTAACACAAATTCCTCTGGATTAACTGAAAAGCAGATAGCATGTATTAAAGCAAGAGGAAGTGGAGAAGGAACTGGTAAAATGGTTGGCGGTGCATTAGGTGCTGCTACTGTTACACAAACTGGTGTATCATCTATTCCTATAGTAGGATGGGTAATAGGAGGTGCAATATCAATGTTTGGTATGAATGAAGGTGCTGAAATCGGAGGTCAAATGGCAGTTGATTTTGCAGATTGTGACGAAGAAATTACTATCGGAGAAAAATGATGGCAGGTTACGAAGATTGGAAAGAAAGTCTTTCTGATGACAATTTACTTAGAGAAGTAGTTGGAGATGATAAGAATGACAAAAAAAGGAAAACAAATCTTAATGAAGAAGAGGAAACCGAACTTGATGTCCTAACTTAGTGCGTGAGTCCACACATTAATGCGTAATTATACTTATATGGTATAATAAATAACATCATAGTACGGGATTGAAACTATCATGCCCCTGACTCAACAGAGACATTACACAGTCGGTTATCACGACTTACAAAAAAATCATTACGAGATATGCGAGTATGCGATGAGTGCATACGATGCAATAGAACACAGCAAAGAGGATGTACCTTATCTACGGGCACATCCTCATTTTATTGACTATTGCAATAACGAAGAGGTTGATAACATCTCTCGTCTTATGGAATCTGGCATCCCAATGGGACACTAAATATGAAAAACAATTTAAAACACGAAATTATGTGGTGGTTAAGTAGACTTACAATAATGATGACATCATTATTTCTTTCTTTTACGTTAGCATCTAATGCATACGCAGCAGAGATACAAATGGGTTCTGGAGGAATGTTAGTCTTTGAACCGTGTGAACTAACTATTGCTGTTGGAGATACAGTTACCTTTGTCAATAACGAACTGCCTCCACACAATGTGATCTTTGCAGATCATGATGAACTTTCACATGGAGATCTAGCATTTGCTGCAGGAGAAAGCTTTGATGTTACCTTTGAACAACCTGGCGATTATGCTTTCCAATGCGATCCTCATGCAGGTGCAGGTATGAAGGGAGTTATACATGTCAACTGAGGAATGCCTTACAATATTGGAACGATATGGTTACTTTGGTAAGAGTGCAGAAGACTGTGCTAAAGAGTGGTCTAGTAAATTCAACGTTTCGTTTGGACTTGTGAAATATTATGAAACATATTTCAATAAATGAATAGTGTAGTATGGTCAGTTAATATTATGCTTGCTATTCTTCTTATATGTGTGGGAGTTGCAATTTACTACATATTCATGTATGATACATGGTATCCTAATGAGCAACGAAGTGAAGATAGCAGTCCTAGAGGCACAAGTGGAGAGATTGTTAGAGAAACAGAAGGAGCTCACTGAAAGAGTTAGAGCAAATGAAAAAGTGGTAGCCGCTATAGGTCTCTTGGGATCAATAGCGGTTGCTTTTATTGGAGCAGGATATTTTGCACCAAGAGTAGAAGCATGTAGTCCTCGTTTAGATGGTGAACCTACTTATTGTCCAGACACTTTAGACGATATAAAATTACCAAGAAAACAATTAAAAGGGGATGTTGATGTTTTTAATGCAAATCAATGGCATCAAATGCAGTTTCTATTCTTAGAGAATAAAAGAATGGAAGATATTGAAAAAAATGCAACTCAACCCAAGGATTCTATAAATAGTGCACTAGAGAATTTTTGGGAGGTTCAAGATGGGAGCAATGGTTCCACCGAGTCGTAAAAGTTGTTATAACTTTCGAGTCGTTTCGATTGATAGAGTAGTTGATGGAGACACGATAGATGTTACAATTGATCTTGGATTCGACCTATACAAAAAAGAAAGAGTCCGCGTTGCGGGAGTCGATACTCCTGAGAAGAGAA